AGGTGTTATTAGTAATGCGATACACGTAACCGAAGTGATCGCCAATATCGCAAGAATCAAAGGGTTGGCCATTATAAATCCAGGGATTTTCATAACTCACATAACAGTTATACTCTGGTATATTTAGAGGGTGATTTTCAACCAGGGAAACACAGGGTCTATCACTCCAACAAGTCGAAGCATACCTTCAGCGAATAAAGCAAGAACAACCCAACCAACACACATAGAAATGACTGATGCATTTCGATTATGTTTACGAATGGCATTATCAATCATCTCCTGAACTTCTTCCTTAGTCACGCTGGCGCCAGTCATCGGGTTTGTCATTCTTAAACCATTCTAGTATGTCATCACCATCTTGGAAACCTGTCCGATGATTAGTCGGGTCAGGGTCTCCTAAATCTAATTTATTCAAAAAATCATCCATACCCCCCTCTGGCATGTCAGGGTATAGTGACTTTCTTCTTGCTTGTCTCAACATTTCTCCAGCAGACCTGTTGGCTTTGGCCAACTTGTCTGCCCATATCATCTCAATTAATAATACCTCTTCGCCCTTTACAATCTTTGAACATATGGCTTCTAGTCTCAGTCTGTAGTTGGACGATAACATAGGCTAATCTCTTTCATAATATTTATTTACAGTTGGAAACCAGAAAATGTATTAGCTTTCACATCCTGTTTGATACCTCCAACCACATAGGATTCTACCTCTGTTTCTTGAGGTGCCACTTGCAACCCTTTACTACTAATCCAGTGTTGTGTCCATGGTAGGGGGTTGTTCTTAGCTGCAATATCATAGACAGGCTTGAGACCAATGGACTTCATTCTTCTATTAGCCACCCACTCAACATACTGTTTGAGCAGAGTATCATTCAAACCAATCATACTACCATCTTTGAACAGATAGTCAGCCCACTTCTTCTCTTCATTCACAGCCCTGTTGAACATAGCATAGACCCACTCCTCTTCTTCCTTGGCAATGGTAGCCATCTCTGGGTCATCACCATCTCTCCACTTGTTCAGGATATTCTGAGTGATGGCCAGGTGTTGATTCTCATCCCTCGCAATGAGTGAGATGATTTTGGCAGACCCTTCCATAAGTTTAAGCTCGCCAAAAGCGAAACTACAGGCAAAAGACACATAGAAACGAATACCTTCCAGGATATTGACATTGGCAATTGCTCTGTAAAGTTTTCTCTTCACCTCTTTGAGATTGCTTTGTGCTGAGGGAACCTGTTCCAGCTGATGTAACCATGAGTTACCAGTACCATACTCTTGAGCTGACTGGATGAAGTCATCATAGGACTCAGTTACACTCTGGGCTCTCTCAAGGATCCTCTCATCAGTGATGATTTGATCAAAGACCACCGATGGGTCTGAGTAAATGTTTTTGATGATGTAGGTGTAGGAACGACTATGGATCATCTCCATGAAACCCCACACTTCCATACAGGCTTCTAACTCAGGTAGTGAACAGTAAGGGATAAAAGCCATCCCAGGACCACGCCCTTGTATGGAGTCAAGCATAATCTGATACTTGAGGTTGGACGTATAGATATGCTTCTGTTCAGGACGCAGAGTTTGATAGTCTGCCCTGTCCTTCTGGAGTGATACCTCTTCAGGTCTCCAGAAGTATCCCAGTTGTTGAGTTGTGAGTTTGTCAAATACTGGATACTTGTATGAATCATACCTTTGAGCCCCAAGGGGCTTACCAAAAAACATAGGTTGTTTCTTAGTGTCATGGACTTCAGTATTGAATACTGTCATCCCTTTCACTTCATTCATTCTCTTATCTCCCTCAGAGGATACTCTGAATTCAAATGCTGCACGATTCACACTCTCCCTCCTCTACTGATTCTAGCTGGTCTAAAAGATTTTCTAATTCTGTATTTGATTTTTCTCCCACATCAACCACATCATCAGACTTCATATCATTGGTGTTCTGATAGTAAGAAGTCTTCCACCCATACTTATATGTAGTTAGGAAATCATTTGCCATCACGGACACAGGGACTTCATTGTTAGGGTAGTGTTCAGGATTGTAACTCCAGTTCCCTGATATGGCTTGGTCGAAAAACTTTTGCATGACTGCCACCACATTGATGTACCCAGTGTTGTTAGGCATATCCCACAGGAGAGTATAATTATTCTTAAGCGTTCCATAGGAGGGGACAACTTGTTTGAGGGGACCTTTCTTTGATTTCTTAATGGACAAGTAATCGCGAGGTGGTTCAATTCCATTTGTGGCATTTGACACAACGGAACTGCTCTCTGAAGGCATTTGTGCGGACAGAGTTGAGTGTCTGAGTCCGTATTCGAGGATAGATCCCCTAAGAGTTTCCCAATCATGATTCAGTGTGTTAGGTGTAATTTCATCAACATCTTTCTTGTATGTATCAATGGGGAGGATACCATCAGCATACTTGGTCCTACCAAAGTATTCACAATGACCTTTCTCTTTAGCCAATGTATTAGATGATTTCAATAGGTAGTACTGGAAGGACTCAGCCAACCCGTGTACAGCATCCCAGGCCTCCTGTGATCCATAATTATAACCTAACTTAGCCAGATAATGTGCCAGACCAATGAACCCAATACCCAGAGACCTTCTTGCCTTAGTGGCAATCTCTGCTGCCTTGATAGGATAGTTCTGGTAATCAATCAGCTCATCAAGAGACCTCACCGACAGGTCACACAACTCTTCTAGTTCCTCATCAGACCTCACCTTACCCACATTGATAGCAGAGAGGATACACAGAGCAATCTCTGAAACCTCATCATCAATGTGTTGTAGGGGATATGTGGGAAGGGTAATCTCCTGACACAAGTTACTCATCTCCACCTTGTCCTTGAAGGAAGAGTGGGTGTTACAGTGGTCAATATTCATGATGTAGATACGACCAGTCTCTGCTCTCTCCTTTAGGAGGTTTAGAATAAGTTCCTGAGCCTTGATAGTCTTCTTTGGAATAGACTCATCTCGTTCATAACGAACATATAGCTCATCAAATCTATCAGTACCAAAAGTCTCATAGAGTCCAGGTACATCATGCGGTGAGAACAGGCTAATTTCTCCATCCGCAATGAAACGTTCGTAGAAAATCTTTGAAAGTTGGATGGAGTAGTCAAGCTTCCTCACGCGATTGTCTTCTGTACCCTTGTTGTTCTTGAGAACCAGGATGTCTTCTATTTCTTGGTGCCAGATGGGGAAGTGGACTGTTGCTGATCCTCCTCTGATTCCGTTCTGAGTACAGCATCGTACAGTAGATTCAAACTTCTTAAGAAATGGAACAACACCCGTGTGTTGAACTTCTCCACCTCTGATTTTGCTGTTGATCCCACGGATTCTACCTGCGTTAATACCGATACCAGCCCTCTGTGCGACGTATCTGCCAATAGCCATATCAGAACTAAAGATACTATCGAGGGTGTCATCAACATCAATGAGAACACAAGATGCAAATTGCCTGAGTGGTGTTCGCACCCCTGCCATAATGGGTGTCGGGATGTTGATTCTGTGTCTGGAGATGGCGTCATAATACCTTTTAACATAGGAGAGACGAGTTTCCTTTGGATACTCACGGAAAATAGTCAGTGCAATCATGATATACATGAACTGAGGTGTTTCGTAGAGTTCCCCAGTACTTCTATCTTGCACTAGGTATTTATCGACCACCTGCCTCAATCCAGCATAGGTAAAGAGGAAATCTCTAGTGTGATCAATGAAGGTTTCTACCTTATTGATCTCTTCAATAGAGTACTTCTCAAAGATACTTCTATCATAGTGATCATTGTATGCATTCTCAGTGATGTGATCAGCCAGAGTAGGGATGTTTTGTTCCTTACCATAGATCTGCTTCCTCAATGAGAAGAGGAGGAGCCTAGCTGCCACAAACTGATAATTAGGATGCTCCAAATCGATAAGGTCACTAGCACTCCTAATAAGAATCTCTTGGATTTCTGCTGTTGTGATCCCATCATAAAACTGAATACCAGATTGCATCTCTACTTGGGAGGCAGACACACCTGCCAATCCTTCACAAGCCTCATGCACCATCAGGTGCATCTTATCCAAATCAAGAGATTCAACTCTTCCATCTCTCTTCTTTACTTTAGTTCCGTTACTCATACTTTTTTCCAGGTTGTGAATTTTAACTTAGCTTCTAGACCAGTGTAAGTGTTACATCTTACTATTTCTCTAACATTATGCCCAGCTAGCACCATATCATTTATGTCTTTTTCGTGGATGTTACTTGGCCAGATGACGACTCTTTCGCCTCTTTCAATACAACATCCAATCCTTCTGACAATTTCTTTATTACGGGGTTCGTTATCATAGACAAAAACAAGAAGGTCTCTTTCAAGATCACCAACTTCACCATCACTACCACACAGAGCCACACTATTGTCGAGGAAAGTGCTGTCGAAGGGTCCTTCAACCACAAAGATGGGTAGTTCTTTATTGACTGTATCCAATCCGTATATTTTGGGAGCATCTTCCTCCAACATAATGGTTAAGTATTTAATAGGATTAGAACTTAGGGCTCTACCCTGAAAACCAATCAGTGTGCCATCCCTAACAAGGGGAATAACAACCCTTTCCTCACCATACTGAGTATCTGGAAAGGTGTTGGGTAAGAGTGTATTAACAAACTCCTGAAAATTCTCAGCATAGTAAAACTTCCCATCAAAGATACCTCTTCGATTAAGGTAACTTCTACTTCTACCAATATCAAATGCCTCAGGCAAATCAATATCAACTTTAGGTTTGAACACAGGTGTAGAAGATTTTAGCTTGGAGTATATATCTTCTGGTGTTTCAGTAACAAAACCCTTTCCTGTGTGACCATCTTTAAATTTTTCAAAGGTATAACGTTTGTGGGCAGCACCATCAAACTCCTTCAACCAGTTGTTGAAAGAAAAGGAAGCACCACAGTTATGACACTTGAAGTTGGTGTTATTTTTTACCTGATAGAAGTAGGCCCTAGCTTTATTCTTATTCTTTTGAGAATCACCACAAATATTGCAACGAAAGTTGTATAGATTAGGCTTTACCTTCTTGAACTTTTGGAGTCTTGAGGAGATTTCATTGATGAATTTACCATCAATATAATCCATGCATAATATTCTAACTCTCTCTTACTATAACCTCTTGAGGAGATGGAGTCAAGATGTTGGAGAAAATATTTCCTGCTCTGAACACTAGCGATATTGTTAAGACAATTCCCATTCCTATCCAGACCTTCTTTTCTAGTCCAGATATTCTTGACAGGACAAGGTTATGATCGACGTCCATTTTATCACGGAGTTTGTCAATCTTTGCAAATAATAACTGGTCAGTTTTTTCTTGTTTTGTAATTCTTTCTTCATGAACAGCAAGCATTCTGCTAACTGTTGTATTTACCTCAGATAATTTTTCAATGGCAGTGTCTAATCTCAGAACAATAGACTGCAAGTCCTCAAGTTTCTGATCTAGTACTGCAATCTTTACCTGCTCATCCATCTCTATGGTTTGAAGTATGGGTTGAAATCAAATGCTTTTTTCTTAGCCTTTCTCTCAGCTCTCTTAGCACTTCTATTTTGCAAGTCTTTAATAGCCTTCTTCACATATTTGTTTCTACCATCCAACTTCATCATAGGATCAAATCCAGCCACTGGTCCTCTGGCATTAGCAGTACCAGAGAAACCAGCACCCTTAGGGGGGTTTCCAGTAGGGCTGCCTGGGGCATTGGCAACCATACCTTCTTCATTAACACTGAATTCATGGTACATTGCTGCTTTAAAAGCATCTATGAACCTATCAATTTTATCCTTTTCCATCTGCCATACCCTCTAGTTCTTGGAGAATAACATTATCTATCTCAATATCGTGGATGTACGTATGTGGATACTCAGGCAATCTATCCATAAACACCACAAAGGTTTTTACAGAAGACCACAGATGTTTTTCTATTTTGAAAAACAACATAGGAGTTGCTGCTTCACCAAAGATATTGTACAAGATAATAAAGTGATTGATAAGAAGTTGTACCTTCAGATCTCCACTAGTCTTGTATCTCTTTAGCAACCTTTTGATATATCGAAAATGATTTAAATCCTTATCAAAGTCTTCTTTAGTGACTGCTTGAGGATTTTCATAATTCTTAATAGCAAAGAGGAGAAAATTCTCCTCATTCAATTCATTAAAAAACATTTACATCTCAAACAGGTGTGAAGTAGGCGATTCCATTATCACCAGTCTGAATACCAGACATAGCCACTAGAGTTTCTCTCTTAACTCTCAGCTCTCCTTGTGCCATATAGGTTGTAATACCAACCCAACCAGCATCTTCCTTGGAGTAGGACTTAGTGAATCCACTATCCTGTGAGTTTTCAGCATCCTGAGTAGAGACACCATAAACAAGGGCATCATAGTTTACACCATTACCATCAAGGTCAGGTTGTAAGCTATAATGAGAATCCCAGGTGGTGTACTTAGGAAGCTGACTCACATAGAAAGCAGTACCAGCAATAGCTGCTCCACTCAGAGCTGCTGTAGATGCAATGGTAAGCTGTTGAGTATTAGCGATACTAACAATGATAGCATCCCCAAAGAAGGTACCATCATAATTAACAGTTTCGCCAGGAGTGGTACCAACGCCAACTCCAGGTCCTCTTACACCAAACCTAATTACATCATTTTCTCTCGCAGAACCAGTTTGACCAAAAGAAGTGCCTGATCCTGTTACGACCAAGGTGTCATAGTTCAGGGAAACTGTTCCCACTGAATCAATATTGTCGTTATTGCCCCAAAGTGCCATGTCGTTAAGCCCTTGACTAATTTATATGCTATGAATATTTATAAAAAAAGGAGACCCCTAGGTCTCCCCACTTTATTCTTCTCTGTTCTTGATAGCCTTAGTCACGACTTCCAGAAGTTGATCGTCCATATCAGTCTTGGTAAGTTTTACAGCTTTACCTAGAATCACTAAACAAATATCAATCAGTTTCTCACCAAGTTCCTCACTCTCAGGAATCTTTGATACAGCATCACCAATGATTTTTGCTGCTAAAGGAAGTAGAAATGCCATGACTTAGAATACAACTAATGTATATAGGAATTAGTCGTCTTTTTGGTACTGTTTCTTTTTCTTATCAGTTCCTGGTTTGTAATGTGGCTTGTCACCTTTCTTCTTCATGGACCACATGAGTTTGAACATACTTTCTTTCTTATCTTTGTATGTCTTATCTCCAGGAAGACCCTTGAACCTACCATCATCCAGAGCACGATTGAAAGCAGCTGCACTACCACCTACTTTTGACTTAGGCTTATTGGGCTTGGTCTTTTCTTTTTCTAGCCTTGGTGTGACCCCAGCCAGGAGGTGATACCTCATCAATCTGTTCTACTTCTTCTTTTTTTACTAGTGCCCTTAGGTACACAATTGGGAACCATCTTCCCACCTTTCTTCTTCATACCACGTTGTTCGTGAGTCTTCCAACATGCCTCATCAACTGACCAACGCTTTCTATCAGCCTTATTCTCTGCCTTCTTTACCTGAGAAACAGTATCCAGATACTCATCTACTACCTCATTCTCTTCCTTGGCCATCTTCTTGAAGGTCTTAGCCAGGTTGTATCTCTTACTGCCAGGAGGACAGGAAGCACTACCA